AATGAATTCATGTAATCCCTTTCCCGAACCAATTGACATCAGACTCAAGTATGTGATATATATACATGAATATAAACGTTTCACTTTATTAATAATAAACACACAACTTTACAAGGAAATATCAATTACATTGATGGATCATCGAACGGACGATAACAATTATGCTCCCTATCATAAACAACATATATTCTACCATAGTGTGTAACAGGAATAGGTTCCACGTTACAACCCGGAAACATCCTTTGAACCGTACAGTGTTCATGTGACCTATAAAACTTCACTTCATATATGAAAATGTCTTCTTCCTGAATAGATGTAGCAACAAGCTCGAACGTCTTAATCAGCGGATTGACAATAACATAAATATCAATATCAATATACTCCTTCGAAGTAATCTTCCACTTAGTTGCCTGAATTCTGTTCCTCACAGCCTTCACTTCGAATAGATGAGCCATCTTGAAAGAACCAATCTCTAACAACTGATATGGCTTCAGCAAGCGGAAGGGGGGTATATAAAGGCCCAAGCTCGGCTGCATCTGAATATACTAATCCATCATCGAATGATAATAAATTAATACGTCTCATCAAAGCCTCATGTTGGAGATGGCGCGAAACTTCTAATTCTTTGGTGACTGGGTTATAAGACTCTTTCTGGAATACTTCCGACGGATGGAAGTTGCTTGTGACAATAAACTTCGTTGCTTGTAGAGCTGTACTACCACCTTTGACTTCAACAATACATCTATATCGATCAAACCATCTTAACATATGATTAATATCAATACCCTTTTCAGCAAAATCATCAATGATAACAGTATCTTGCAACATGTAATCATTCCACCACTTCGTTCTTGGTTCTTTGATAAATGCTTCTGGAAAAACATCATGAGCCATCCTCGATTTACCAACACCAGGGGGGCCATATAACCACAGGACTTTAATACCGGGACGAATGATTGGTTCAACAGACATAAGATAATTCTTGACAATATTATGACCACAATATAACATATCACCAGGAAACTCTTGATGTATAAGCTTGATCTTTTTATGACTTTCTAACATAGCTGTAATCTCAATAGCCTTCTCATTACGAGACTTCTTTACCTCATCTTTCGATTTTCCTTTTTGAATAGGTTTGATTCCAGACTCGAAGAAATCACCATCCTTTTTACAATAAATTGAATTGGAACTTCCAGATGCATACGCTACTTCCAGATGTGAAGATTTCAAACAAGGCAGCAACTTATGAATACCTGAAAATCGCTTCTTGGTTTTAAACTTGATAAATCCTTGGAGATGAGGAGTACCGGAAGCTCCAACTTCTTTTCCGACAATGAAATACTCAATATCTTGAATATCAGGAACAAGCTGAACTAATGAATCATAATCTGATTCCGTATAATTATTTAGAGTAAAGGCAAAGCTAAGTGCCAAGGAAGATTGAGAAGGAAGAGACATGTTGTTGTGTGTGATGCTTCTGAGAAGAAAGGAAGATTTATATAGAGACAGGTAGTGTGTTGAGGAAGACAATGACGTCATGCTGAGTCATAACTGATCTGATCCGGACAAATGCTAAGTAATAGAGGGGTTAGCATTTGTCTGGAACGGTCAACGGATCAGTTTTTGGTCAAAACCAAATGAGCGGGAACTGGAGCGATATCTTCCGCGAGAAGGAACCATCATGACAGTGACATGCTTGCTCCATTCAGACGACTACGTCGTCTGGTATATACTCCGCATATACGTGGGCTGCTCGCTTCGCGAGAAGCGCCCACTGACCTGCGGTCGGCCATTCTAAAAGGTAATATCAACAATAGCAATATTTAACTCTTCGATGTAATCTTGATAGCGTGTTATTCCGAGCGATAAAGCGCTCGGGTTAATTATAAACATAATATCTCTTTTGATGTGTTATTTCTTTAATACGCTTCATGCAAAACCACTTACCGCCAACGTTTTGCAAGCGCTAGATTTATTTCTTTTCTTTAATACAATGAATGAATTCATGTAATCCCTTTCCCGAACCAATTGACATCAGACTCAAGTATGTGATATATATACATGAATATAAACGTTTCACTTTATTAATAATAAACACACAACTTTACAAGGAAATA